ATCTCGTCATGGGATCGGCAGTGGTAACCCCGGAGGCCGAGACCGTCGGCGCTGCCGCCTAATTCTGGTGCCCCTCTCCTGCCCTGATGGTAACCTACCGATCAGGGCAGGGGGGAGGTCTCAGAAGGAGACCGATCAGATAGGGGAGGATAGATGTCTAAGTGTGAGTGTGGCAACGCTGCCACAGAGAACCTAGACGGGCGAGACCTATGCGAATGGTGCGCCCCTCATATCGACTGCACTAAGCCCGAGACCGTCTACTCTTACCTCGCACACTTGTCAGGGGAAGCACTGTGGCGCTGCACTAAGTGTTCGCGGACCTTCCTGGCCCTTGACTGTGTGTGCGAGACCGAGCATGACTGCGAGGAAGAGGCATGATGAGCGAGACCTGGCGACCCCGTTACATTGCCCGCCCGACCATCGAGACGCTACGCAACATGCTTGACGAGATGGAGTCTCAAGGATGGGACGCAAGGCAACAGGTACAGATCAAGCAACTAGCCAACATGCCTGAGCTTTTCATTGTTGAGGCAGTCGAGGAATGGGTAGGGGTGACGGCATGAGCGCCTGGCATAGGGCAAGCGTGACCCGATGGGGTAACCCTGACAGTGCGTGGCTCGCAGAGATTTTTCAGGATGACGAAGACGTAGTTGCAAGTGCGTGGCGCTCCGAGAAAGCCGCTAAGGATTGGGTGAAGCGTCAACTAGCGGAGACTTTCGGGATCGAAAGGAAGCGCCTCCCATGGAAGCGAACCGAGTATCACGGAGCGATTGAATACAGGTTGGAATGGGAGCAGGGCAGATATGAGGATTTCAAGGGGTGGGGGGTGACGGCATGACCCTCACGAGACGAGGAAGGATCGTGACTACTGCCCTGGCCACGCTAGCCCTGTCCCTTACGGCAATCGGATTCGATGATGACCCGGTGCCCGGAAACCATTGGGACACAACGAGTTACGAGAGGTCTCAGATCGGGGACGAACCGTTATCTAATCGTGATTGAATGTAACCTATGCACTGCCTAGATACCCGCTAGTCTTAGATTGCAACACTAACTACCGAGGGAGGAATCATGGGAGATCGTGCAGTATTCGGAATCAGGCCCCGATCAGAGGGGCCCACGCTTTACCTTTATTCGCACTGGGGCGGCTCGTCACAGCGTGAGGACCTAGCGACAGCCGTGCTCGCCGCCGCCGACCGGCTGGCTATGGACGACACTTCCTATGCGAGTCGGATCATCCTGTCTTATCTGATCGGGGATGACTGGCGTCGGGAGACTGGCTACGGACTGTCCGTTGATGACTTCGCCTGGCCTGACTACGACTACGTGATGGTGGCCGACCTGGAGTCGAAAGAGGTCATCACGTACAGCGTGCCTATCCCTGGCAACGGCGTGAATCAGGCTGATGCCATGGTCGAGCAGGAGCGCTGCAATCTCTTTGACTTCGCCCGACTGGCGCATGTGTAGGGGGAGTAATGAAGGTCGATGAGGCAATCGCTGAGGTTCGGATGATGTTTGAGTTTGAGTTCTGTCACGACTGTGGTGGTGACTTTGAGGACCATGATCTATGCGTGGTGCCAGGTCTGCCAGGACTATTCGCCAGATGTCGAGGGGGTGTGTGATGGGTTGGACAGGGTACTCGGGCTTCACAGCCAGTGAGGCAATCGACCACGAGTTGAGAAACTGCGAAGTGTTGCGGAAGTCTGGATCGTGGCGCATTGTTCGTGCCCCTGACGGAGACATTGCTCTCGTGCATTGTCTCACTGAGCGCCACGGCACTGAGGTCGCAGTGAAACTTGTGAGCGCAGATATGGGACCTTTGGCTGTGCCATCTCGTGCTGTGCTGTGTGACTACCTGCGGCGCACGAGTGGCCGTGATCGTGGCGATTACGAACGTGAATGGCTAGATCGTTGCGAGGTTGAGTTGAACCGTAAGGATGCCTCAAAGAGTATTCGTCCCGGCGATGTGATCCGCTTCACGGGCCCGATCCGCTTCTCGGATGGTGTAAGTGAGGACACGTTCACATGGATGGGTAAATATCGGGGTAGGCGTGAACGTGATGGCCAACTTGTGCGCCTCCCGAAGACTTGGCGCTCGCAACTTGCCCTGAGTGAGGGGGGTGCATCATGTACTACGCCATCACGCTAGTCATTGAAACCGAAGAGACGGACGGTGATCCCGGCCTCTGGCCTTGGCAAGAGATCATCGACAGTCCGACTCCAGTGGCAGTAGTCGCCCGCACTGACCTTCCTGATGACCCAACCGACTCTGCGGTTGAGGACCTTCATTCAGTGATGGTCGAGGCGCACGCCACAGTCGCACGAATCCGCTAACCCCAGACTCCCTGCCCGGGTCGAGCCTTGGTCCTCCCCCCGAGGTTCCCCGGGCAGGGGACTAACACTGATGCAACCTATCTGAGGAGGCAGTAAATGACATTGAATGTGCCGCATTGGCAGGACAATCGAGCCTGCCTAGGTATCTCGACTGACCTGTTCTACCTGGACTCATCCGAAGCCGTCGAGGTGAACCGACAACTACGGCCGATCTGCGAGGGGTGCCCTGTTCTCCAGGACTGCCGGGATTGGGCCCGTCATCACGAAGAGCACGGGTTCTGGGCTGGTGAGTCGGCAGCGGCGAGGAAGAAGTGGCGTCGGGAGAACGGGGTTGACATAGAACGTGTGACCGTGCCGAGCGCTTGGCTGGCCATCGAGAAGGGAGTAGCAGCGTGAGCGTCTGCATTGCATGTCGAACAGGAGCCCGACTCAACGGCGAGTGGAGGGCTACCGGTGACGAGAGCGTCGTCAACCTGGCGGCCGATTGGCATGGCCGATGCAAAGGGTGTGACTGCCAGCACGCCGTAGGTCCCGACTCTCGGAGGGTGGTGCCTGATGCCCTGGCCCTGGCGCAAGAGTAGGTGGACGGTGGGACGGCCCTCCGTCGTTCTATCCATGCCGAAACCGTGGAGCGCTCTATTCTCTACACTTCAAGAGGACGGCCCTGACCATAGGTGGGCCGGTCCCACTCATATGTGTCTTTGTGGCTGCGACCTCTTCGCCTTGGCCTGCCGATTCCATGAGGGTGAGGTTGCCTTCTACTTCCTTGATGCCCGTTGCCTGGCCTGTGGCGCGTACCTCACGGCCCCTACGGAGGATGACGATGTCGTCTGACTTTCAGAAAGGCGTTCACCTTGGGCTGATGGATGGCCGCAAGGAGATGCACAATCGCCTGCTTCTCATGTTCACGCAGTGGGCCACCACGTACCCGGAACCCGACAGCCCCGTCGTGGACGAACTATGGGGATTCATCGAACAACTACGAAAGGTGAAGGTCAATGAGTAACCGAGTGAGCACCACGGGAATGCTATTCGTGTCCTTGTCAGAGGAGGACCACGGTCGAGCCACCCTTGCCGATATCAGTGACTTTCTGCGTCGCTGCCAAGACCTCGGGGTCCCGAGTAGCGCACGGATGGACGAGTGCTACCTGTCGCTCGCCTATGTGTCTGAGCACATCGAGCCAGTGGTAGACGATGCGACACGGGGCATTGAAGTAGTGATGGCCATGCCGGGTGAGGCATCCCATGGATGATGCTGATTGGCTGACCAATTACCTGGACGACCTCCAGTCCGAGCAGGCGCTAGAGATATACAAGGGCGCGTGGGATCGGATGGAGCCTGATGGAGAGCCCCCTCCCTGAGGGGGTCTTTTCATCTCGGGTGCCGAAAACCGTTGCTACTCCGTGTCAAGTCTTTTCGAATTGTCGGCGTGTCGCACGTCAAACCTGTTGTGCCGCAACGGGTATGGCCCCACTTCAAAAATCTCGAAAGGTAGAATGGTCTCATCCCGCATGGAGCGGGACCACTACCGAAAGGATTCGAGATGTTTGATCGCATCAAGACTGTCCGTTGCGATGAGACGGGCCGCCTGATTGAGGAATGGCACGGCACGAAAGAGAACCCGGTGCGGTTCCGAGACATCGCGGAGAAGTACCTCGCCGAATACCCGTACGGCGTGATCGAGATTCGGTACGTGCGATGAGTGCCCGTGGGCTTTGTTCCGAGTGCCAGGAGTTTGTGGAGTCCCGGGACCCGTTTGGCCGGTGCCGGATCTGCGTGAAGGTGATCCTGACAAGGGCCTGATCGAGATGAGGACCCCGCCCACGGCTAATGGGCGGGGTCCGTCTCATCCTCCATGCTACCTGGCTGGTGTCGCTGCACCTGAGCGGCCCGAGCACCGCAGGCTATACAGAAGGACTGGAAGATCGGCCCGTCACACCAGAAACAGACTTTCGGAATCTTCACCAGGAGTCCTCATCCCAGATGTCGTACTGGTCCTCCGCCTTCATGGCGAAGATGACGGTTGCCAGGCCAAGCCCGGCGAGAGCGCCGACCAATAAGGCGACTACTCCAATTGACACTCCAACAACTAGACCCATGGTGGTTCCCCTCCGAGTTTATCTGCCAGTTTGATGAGAAGGTTCTTGATCCTGCGCCGCATTGTTGATTCGCTTGTGTCGTACGAGGCTGCGAGGGCCTGGACCGACATGCCCCCATCTGCATACCTCTCCTTCAAGAGCATCCGGTCGTCCTCGGACAGTCGCCCGACGGCATCGGATACGTCCACGAGAACGGCTAGCCGAGTACCGTGCTCTCCGGGACGGGAGACGGACCTGCCCTGCGAGTCATCGGCATGAGAGTCCAGGACCCACGATTCGTAGTCGAAGACATCGGGAAGTACCTCTTCTAGAAGGCCTGTCGAGTAGAAGGCATGGTCGGCAGGTTCCGTCTCGGAGATCCGTGCCCGCTCACGGGTCGCCCACTTCATGCCCGCCCGGTACAGGGCAGTGTCGAGGCTGCCCTTGCCCTTACGGCCTTCGGTCCTCCACTTCAATACTTTCTGCGGGTGGGAGCACATCCACAGGTAGCACTCGCTACGAATGTCATCGAACTCGATGAGGTTCCGTTGGATCCGATGGATCCTGCGAGCAACCGAGGTCGCCTTGCGCATCTCGAACTCAGTGAAGGTGATGGGCTCTACCACGAGTACCGCTCTCCTTCGACAACGAAGGAGCGATTGACGATGGGTACGGGCTGAGGTATCACTAGGTTACCATCGTGATAGAGAATCCCAAAGCCGGACTGCCAGTTGTGAGTCTTGGCATACAGGGCCTTCCGGAGATCCATGAGATGCCCCACCTCAAAGCCCCACAGAGTACGAGTCACCCTTCCTTGCACACTTGCGGTGTAGGGCTGGAGCCCAAGCCGGTGGACATGCCCACACACAACCGACAGGCCCGTCTTGCGACACAGGCCCGCTGCCGTGGTGCCTGCCACCTGGGACAGGCCCGCTTCATCTCCATGCAGGGCGATCCAACCGGGGGCGAAGCGGTACCCGTCCCGATGGAAGGTTGCGCCGAGTTCGGGGAGGCGGAGGAAGTTCTCTAGTTCAAGTTCGGGCAGGCCCAGAAGACCGGGCAGGCGTTTCATCAGCGCGGTGTAGAGGCGGTCCGTGTGGTTGCTGCGAATCACATGCTGCACTTGCAGGTCACGTAGGACCTGCACCGTGGCGTCTCGATCCCTGCCGATGGAGCGTTCCCATTCCAGGGCGGTCCCTTGGGACCAGCGTGAAATCGTTTGAAAATCCTGCTCATCCCCGATGCTGATGACCTCATCGTCGGGGCCCTTCATGTCGGCGATGCACTGTGCCAGTGCTGCCACTGCTGCCTTGTCATGGTAGGGCACCTGCAAGTCCGAGATGATCCATATGCGACGCATGATCGAGGTCTCCTTGGGTTATGTGCGCGTCTACTCTTTGCCTGCTGTCAGTGCGCTTACGCCGTGCTCAAAAAGAATGCAGTAGTCACCCTCTCCGTCACTCAGGAATGTAAATCCGTGCTGCCGAAGTCGCTTTGCGATGGCAATGACGGACACCTCCGACAGGGTGATAACCGTGCCTCCGGTGAGATAGACACTGACCCGTGGATCGGGAAGTTCGATGGCCTCGGGAAACTCTGCATCGTCCATCACCTAGTTACCCCCGGCCACTGCCCGCGAAGGACAATGACAGCGGCGAGGCTGTACCCCATCATGTCGATGAAAGTGTCCTCCAGGCTCTCGAAGTTTGCATCTTCACCCTTCTTGACAAGGTTGACAGCACGGGCTTGCTTATCGTGGAGACGAGTAAGAAGCCCCTGCATTACTCCGAAGGGGGATTGCGAGAGGTTGGATGATCCGTAGTCCAGATTCTTGGCGAGGAACAGGGCCTCCACCTGATCGAGAACCATGGCCACGGGCATGGCTATCGCCTGAGTATCGGCGGTACTTCCAGAAGGATCCGCCCCGTCACTCTGTCCGCAGATACAATCGTGAGACCGATTCCCTGCACGGCTTCCAAGAGTTTCGACCAATCGCTGAGGGTCACTCATATCTCCACCATTCTCAGGATGGCCTCCCGGCCACCCGCTAGATATAGGTCGTTCACATCCATCCCATCCGGAAGCGAGATCGGCACGGCTGTGTCAATCTCCTTAGCGATGGCCTTGCCAAATTGGCGACCCGCCTCATCCCCGTCGCACAGGACGACTACCCGTTCGTAGTCCTGCAAGAGGAGGCGGTAGTGCGGCTTGAATGCGGAGGCTCCGGGAATGCCGATAGTCGGGAGCCCGACGCTTGAACTAATGACGGCATCGAGTTCGCCCTCACACACATAGATCGCGTCACTCTCGACCAAGAGATCCTTCACATTGAATGGATGAGACTCCGCCCCTGGCCGGGACAGGTACTTGGGTTGGTCATCCGGGGAGATGGCCCGATACCGAATGTCAATGGGTCCTGCGGCAGGAGTGAGATACGGAATTGCCAGGCGCCCGGCGTAGTCCGCATCGGCTGGGTTGTCACCTGTCACGAACCCTAATTGGAATGTATTCGCCTCCACCCGACCGATCCCTCTGGCGGAAAGATACGGCCCGGCTAGATCTACCTGAGAGTGATACCTGTCCACCGCTTCCGCCAGTGATTTCCGTGCAGCGTCTGTAAGCGTCAGCCCACTCACAGCCCTCCACCTCCTTGACCAGTGCCACGAGAGAACCCTTGAACCCGCACGAGAAGCAATGGATCCTGCCTTCGGCGTTGTTCAGGCGACACGATGGCTTTCTGTCGGGGTGAAGACCACACGATGCCGTCTGCCAACCTGAGCGGGGGCTGGGGAGTTGCCACCCATAGTGGGACAACACAGTCCATAAGTCACCGGCCTTGTAGGTGTAGGAGGAGTTGGGCAAAGTCATCAACCTCAATCACAACGTAGGCTTTGTCGATTGCTTTCATGCGTCGCTTGACGATGGCTGCACCGATAACGAGTTGGGGGGCATTGGCGTCGTGAACATGGCGCTGTTCCCACCTGATTGCTTCGGCAGTGGCTTCGCTCATGAATCCGGCGAGGTCAAGGGCCTGCTGATTCTTTGCTTCCACGATCACCGCAAGCCCACCGACCCGAATGAGTAGATCACCCTCGTCGTCCTTGCCACGGCGAACGAGACGAATCACTGCTAGTCCGACTCGTGCGAAGAATCCCTCTAGTTCAATCTCAAACTGCGCACCCTTACGCTTGTTCGCACGAGCACGCTTTGTCGCCTCGGTCATCGGGCCTCCAGGTCTGCGAGATACATGCGAGCCGGGTCGTACTGCAAGGTCACGACATCACTGCCCGAAGGATCCGCGGGTCCATAGCGATTCTTGACGGGGGATACCAGGAGGTACCCAGGCGAACTATTGGTAACGGTAAGGATCATCGCCGGAGTCTGAGCCACCTTGCCCACAATGCTGGCCCGAGGTGGACACGGGTTTCCGTTGTACCCCTCAGACGTGTGATGGAGCACGAGGAATGAACTCTCGATGGATCGTGACCACCACTTCAATTCCCTGAGGAGTGAGCGCATGGATTCCCAGGTGTCGCCGTCGTTGTGGGTACAGTCCAGGAGGTTGTCGATGACAACTAACTCCGGGGGTAGCCCGAACTCACAGAAGGCCCGTATCTCACTCTCAATGTCCGAGAGTGAAGGTGCTGATTCAAAGCACCACCTGATGTGTGAGGCTGCGCTGAGGACCTGAGATGCCCAGGCCCTATCCTGCATAGCAGTCTCGACCTGCCGCTGATCGAGATTGGTAATCATCGACCCCAGGCGAAGAGCCATCGTGTCAGCATGGGTATCGGCACTGAAATAGAGAGTGGGTCTGCGTGCCATCAGCGCCCAGTGCAGCGCCAGGGTGGACTTTCCGGCACCTGGAGGCCCAGAGACCATCGAGACCTCTCCTCGTCGCAGACTTATCTGTCGAGCGGCGAAGGAGGAGTAGACAGTCGGCAGTGCGGCAGCGACCGATGCTGCCGTCCTGACCGTCCTGTGGAGGGATCGCATTAGACGCTGTGCGCCTCGATATATCTCTTCATGACCGACGGATTGACGGGACCTCGGCGGCCCACGGCAATGCCACGTTCCCGTGCCCACCGCCGAACCTCAGTAGGCGACGGCAGTTGTTCGTCTGGGTGCGCAGTGCTGAGGTGAGGTGCTTCGTAGGACATCGCTGGTCTCCTAGCCGGGGAACGTGTTCCACTCAGGGCTTTGCTTGTTGACCCAGATCGGGTCGCACTTCGGGCTTCCCTTGGGGGCGTTGCACATCCAGGCCTTCCACGGTCCCTTCTCACCCACCTTGGACACGGCGTTGCGAGGACCATGCGCACAGGTCGGTCCCGTCACAGCGGGCATCGGGGGAGGGGTGCCCCAGGGATCGGCACTAGCAGCCGGGGTTGGGGCGGGCGCTGGACTGCCATTCATGATGGGGGCAGTCGCCGAGGCAGCGGCGAGCAGGTTGAACGAGTCGATCAGACTGCTGGCGTTTTCTGCCAGGGCTGCCCACCCAATCTGCAAGTCACGCTCAGTGTCGCCTCGGGCCGTCAAAAGAATCTTCTTGTTCTGGATGTGCAATTCCATGGTCGCCGCAAAGGGCGCCTCACTGTTACTCATCTACTGCTCCTCTAGGTTACATTTGTGGATTGAAAGGGGAGTCCATGTGGGGGAGTGCCGCCAACGGCGTAGCAACTACTGGCCACCATGCAGGTAGAACAGCGCGAGGTGACCTGGGGGATGAAGGTCTGATTGCGCACCGACTGTTCGAAGGTACCCATGAGATAGGCGACGTACTCATCGGTGAACAGACTCAGGGATCGGGCCTGCCCGAGCGTGGCCCTACGAGCCAGATAGTAGGCACCAACATGTGCCTCGTACCCCATCTGCCGAAGTCCTGCGGCGTAGATGCCCAGTTGCGCAGGCGACGCAGGATCATAGGAGCCCGTTTTCAGATCGACCACGACCACTTCACCATTCGGGGAAACCATGACCCGATCTATGAATCCATTGACAACAAGGTTGGGCGACGCATCCTCAGAGGTGTCGGGATTGGGAAGGATGAGATTGAACTCGATCTCGACCGCAGGCTTTCCGTCAATGTCGAGAATCTGATAGCCGCTGGACTGACGCCACCGCAGGTAGTTCTCCACCATGACCGGTCCCTGTAGCCCCCACCAGGCAGCATCTTCCTTGTTGGGGTTGGCCTTTGTCGCCTTGCCCCCCGCAAAGGTGCGCTTGTTGGGATCAAAGTTTTCCATCTGTTGCGCCCACGCCTCATCCCATACCTCTCGGATGCTGCGGGTGTCTCCCAGATCAAACATTTCTGTGGAAGAATGAAAGGCACTTCCGCCAATGAACCACCACGCTTGGTCCTGGGGAGCCTTCATAATCTTGGTCAGACGATACTTCTCGCCACAGTCCAAGAATGTCGTGAGCGACGAATGCGACAGGGACGGCTTGCCGGTGAGGTCCTTGACCGTAGGTCTACTCATCGTCGGCCACCCACCAGATCAGTCGTCCCTCGGATGTCGCAAGAAAGTCGTGGCTGTCCACAACAACGTCCGCGATCTGCAATCGCGTGATGACGGCCTGCCAGTCCTCGTCAAAGTGTTCCGGGCTAGCCGTGACAATGTAGCCACCATCGACACGATGGGCCGTGACGGTGGGAGTGACGATGGTGCTCTGTCCATGATCGAGCATGATGGATTTATACCCCCTGTCTCATATGGAATGCAAGACTACCTAAGGCGTGTCGTGAATGTTTCTCAGGTGATCTTCAACCATTCCAAGATTGCTCTAGGCGTGTCTCCTTGACAGAACTCAGGTTCAGCAAAACAATTCTCGGGTGCGGAGCACCCGTATCCCTCATATAATCCTCAGGTACAGGCTTAGATAAATACTGTTGTCCGCTTTAGGACAGAACCGTTACGAGAATGAGGGTTTGACATACAAAGAATGACCCCCGGCTTAGGCCGGGGGTCTATTCGTAGTCAGCGTAAGTGACAGGTCGTGGGCGAATGGGGATGCCCTTGGGCCGATCTCCCTTTTCGTCCGCTTCGACGTAAAAGAATCCGTAGTCCGGGTCGTAGGCCACGACCGCATTGTTCGCCTTGATCTTGGCCAACCAGGAATCCAGGCGGCGGGCCTCATCCTCGCGCAGATCCTTGCCTGCCCTCCGACGCCCCAGGTCACGAAGCATCCTGGCTTGGTAGGCCATGGCGTGCTCAGCACGCACGGTCCAGGGGATCTCCTCATGGTAGCGGGGCAGGCTAGGGGAGATGCCCGCTCGGGCCAGGGCCACCGAGACGGTGGAAGACCCGACCTTCTCACCGGTCAAGTCATAGACTCGTTCGGTGATCGCTTTGATCGACAGTCCTTCATCGACCCGCCAACGCTTCAATGTCGCATTGTCGGGAAGTATCCGTCGAGCAGGCATATCTAACCTCCTTCCATACCCTTTCAATCATCGGGTAGAGGTTTCGTAAATGTCAAGACGACCGGCCCAAGAAAGGGGGAAAAACGAAAACCCTGCAAAAAACCCCAGTAAAACCCCACGTCGTGTCCGAGGGGGGACTTGAACCCTTGTCATAAGTTGACAATCAACCTAGTGAATCGTACATTGACGTGGTAGGTCATCATCACATTATCTAAACCCTTGGAGATGACATGCCTCAGAAAATCAGACTTATGGATGCAGTCAGAGAGTGGGAGGCCCACTCCCGCGCTCGGCGTCTAGCCGAGAACTCAATCAAGAATCGGATCCAACCGTTGAACCAGGCCTTTGATGTCTGGGGGAATATCTACGTCTGCAACATTGAGCCCCGCCACATCGACGTTCTGTTCTCCCGGCACTCCTGGGCTGAGTCCACGACAAACCAGTACCTCGCCACGCTGCGCCAGTTCTTTACCTGGGCCAGAGCCCACAACTATCTGGGGAAGGACGACGACCCCACCGCTGGGTGGTACAACCTTCGAGTTCCCGTTCGGGAGAAGATGCGGATCCCCGTGGATATGTTCCCCACTCTCCTTGATGCTGCCCCGCACCCTGTGGACCGGATGGTGGTGGCCCTCGGCCTGTTCACCTTCATGAGGGGGAGTGAGATCTCGACTCTTCGAGTGTCTGACCTGGAAAACCTGGACTCTAAGTTCCCCCTACTCCACATTGTCCGACATAAGACTAAAGAGGAGGATGCCCTCCCCGTTGTCCGGGAACTCCAGTTCGAGATCAAGCGGTTTTTCAGGTATTACACGAGCAAGGCGGGGATCCTTCAGCCGCATTGGTATCTCGTGCCCCGACCAAAGTCACTATTAGGTAACGCAAATGTCAAGCGTGAGGGCGTGGACCCAGGTGTCGATCCGCTGCGTCCCTACACCCACCCTTATCGAGCAGTCCAGCGAGCCTGGGGAGCCCTGGGTAACGAGACAAAGGGCATCGGTGTCCACGATCTGCGCCGATCCGGTGCTCGGGCCTACGCAGATACTCTCCGCTCCGAAGGCCACGATGGGGCACTCCTACGGGTGGCTAGCATTTTGGGACACAAGGACGTAAAACAGACTCAGAAGTACATAGGATGGGGTCTGGAAAGAAAACAGCGAAACGACATGCTCGCTGGGAAGTTCATGTTCCCGCAGTTGCAGGGGGACGCGGTCGTCCTGGAGGTGCCACAAGAGCGGGTCTTAGGGGAGTGATCGACGTGCGAGAAACGCAGGTTGTCTACAGATGTGATGTGTGTGGAGAAGCGGGGGCGGAAACCTGCCAGTTCTCTGTCGCCAAGGGCGACCCCTGGAGGGCTGACCTCTGCGCCAAACACAAGAAGCAGATAGTCACCGTCATGGAGCACGGGAGTCGAATCCCGAAGCGGACTCGTCGGCCCGCCACTCCGATGGTCGTCAAGAAGAGAAAGTAGGCGTCCCAGAGGGGGCCTAGACGGGCCTGGAAGGGCCCCTAAACGACGAAAAACCCCTGACCCAGGGGTTACCTAGGGTCAGGGGTTTTTCTTCCGTTAGAAACGCTCTATAAGTTACTTTCGAGTAACTAGGCGAGCAATCTTCTGTCGGGCCCGGTAGCGCCGGATACGGCGCCTCCACCATGACAACGGCTGGAGCACGTCATTCTTGCGGCGAGGTGCCCAGTCCGCGTGGCGAATGACCGTATCCACACCTACTCCCATGAGGTCGATCATGGCTGAGGTGAGTTTGATGGTGGACTTCACTTGGGCACGGGTGATGCCATCAACCGAGGATTCGGCAGCGCGAGTGGAGGGGTCTGTCCCCTTGGACTCGATCTCAATGCCGACCAGATACTTATTACCGGAACTAGACGGGATCCAGGTATCCCCGACCTTCATCCCACCCTCGACTCGACCTGCTCCAGCATGGTAGGAACCCCGGCCGGATAGGACGTGAACTGTCCCATCCCGGCCGATGAGGAAGTGGGCCGCTCGGACGGGAGCGTAGGTGTTGTTGAGGCACCAGTACAGGGATGGGGCGTTGCCCTTCGCTCCGCCATTGGCTGTGTGATGAAGGACCAATCCCGCTGAGGGGGAGACGCCGAAGGGGCAGATCTTCGGGTCATTCCATCCGTCCTCGAAGATGACCCGGGGAATCCCTGCGTTCTTGACGGCCTTCTCAAAGGCGCTGTAGGTATAGGTTGCCATCAGTCATCACCGAAGACCGGCTCAACAACTGCCTCATCTGCCAGGGAGGGGCCGTCAAAGCGGCCCAGACGGAGCGAGGCAACGGAGGTGAGGATGGACAGCACTGCTGCCGTGCCTGCGACTGCCAAACTCTGACCCCAGTCGATGTCCAAGATGGTGACTCCAGCGGCGAACACGGCCACAAGGGCCTGGGCAAAGGTCTTGATCGCCCTCTCCAGGGTGGATGCGATCCAGAAGCGTCCATCAGCGAGCATAATTTTCCATACCTTCAATCTCTTCGTCTATGCGAACAATCTCTGTTTCGATGCGACTCACTCGTCGCGTTAGGTAGTCAACCTTGTCGTGCAAATCACTCAGCGATTTCCCGCCGTTCGCTGGCATACGCAAGTCGATATACCTCTCCAAAGGTTTGACAATAAGGAACTTTCCGACTGCCACCACGACACCCACGAGGGCAGTGAGAAAGGCCAATACGATTGCAGCATCTTGAATCACCGAGATCCAGGTAGGGGATTGGTACATCACAGTTCCCTGCACGTCACGATTAGGACACCGCCTAATCCAGATGAACCACGCGGGGGAGAGGTCTGTGTGAGTTGGATGTCTTCAATGAGGACGGTGTAGGTCTCTCCCGCCATGAAGTCCTGTAGGACAACGGGCGTCCCTGATAGCAGAGCGTTACGCAGATTGGAGTATCGGACCTGTGCCCTGCCAGGATTGCCGCTGCGATGCCCGTACCTATCGGTCTCCTCGTCAAAGCAAAGTAAAGGCAAGCGCCACAGTTGCTTACGGGCGATGGCAGGCAGGGCCTTGAACTGCCATCCAGTGATCTCAGGACCCTTCGTGCTGTCTGTGGCAGATCGAGTCAGGGTGATCTTCAAGCCCAGTGACTCGACAGGCACGGAGGGAACAACCTGAACTTCAACATTGGCTGACCCATCGAGGTAGGTGTAGAGATCAGCCTCCGTCCCCCCTGGCTGAACCGACCTTACCTGTACTGTCCCGTCCAGAATCTTTCGTTTCAGATTGACGAACCGAAAAGACTTGTTCTCCAGCGTGTTGTACCGAACCTGCCCGGTGTAGACGAAACCGGACGAGACTAATTCGGTGGGGTGCTGTTCGTAGACACCTTGGCCCGTGACGCCTACGCAGATTCGGCCAGTGCATCCCAGGGTAGAAACTCCCCCTACCGATCCGGTCTCTCCCGTGTCGAGGTCAGCGGCCCAAGCAGCCCTACCCTCATCATCCAGATTGCCCAGGTCCAGTCGAATAACACCAGCATTACCTGAACCCACGTCATCGACTCCGACGTAGACGAACCTGTCGAACCCTGCCGCGTACCCCGACGTTGCTCCGAAGTAAGACAAGGGTCCGTAGGTGACTGTCCCGTCTTGCCCGAAACTCCCGATTCTGATTCCCAGGTTGGTCATGATGATGATGTACACACCCAGGTAGGCAAAGATCCCGTTGATGATCTCTCCGGTCGGCATCTCTGCCACTGTCACGGCGGAAGTGAGAGTCGGAAGATCGCCGTCAGCGGCATCCACCGTGAAGCGATAGATTGCCGACTGTGCGCCTGCGTAGCCGGAAACCAGGATTGCGTCAGGAGCCTCTACCGCCCCGGTCCAGGTCCAGGTTGAAATCGGATGTGAGTACAGGGCCGTGGGTAGGGAACCGCCCGTGAAGCCACCCAACTCAAAGAGATCTTCGTCGTAGGCGGCGATGAGGCGCTGCTTCACCCACCACCCCTTGCCGACGGCGCTGGCACCTGTCCACAGGGAGGAGGCAGTTGTGCCGGAGGCTGCGGAGTAGTCGATACCACTGGAGTGGAAGCCGAAGATTCCATCTCCGTAGGACACGATGTACTCAGGAGTGTTTGTCCAACTTGTGATGGCGGTTGCGGTCGTGCCATCCCAGCGCTTCACTCCGGAGCCTGTTGTCCCATAGACGTAGCACGTTGTTGCCGACCTCACCGCGGCAATGGATGCCTCATCAGTAGTGGTGAAGCCCTCACGCATAGTGGGGAGTAACTTCAAGACTCCAGGGGTCCAGACATCAAGACCTTGCGAACTTGTGAAGCGGGTCATCTCACGCTGGTCATCAGGGGGCTCCAGGTAATTGATCCCTGCCCCGCCAGAGAAGTCTCTCTGTGACCGTAGCCACCAGCCTGATAGCGACTGCTCACCTGGATCACGGCTGTTGTCGAACTGCTCCTTATTGACAACAGTAAAGGCCCGGATCATTGGGAACTCGTCACTAGCCACACCGAGGAACGGCTGCCCGGCAATAGCCCACTCATAGGCGAACGACGCCAATTGATACTGGGCCAACTGCGACGAGTAAGCCAGGCTGATGTCCAGGAGTGGCGAGGACGTGATGTCGAACGTGGTCAAGATGACACCCCCACAGCGCTGGCCCCCACCCGTGATGGGTAGGGGCCAGCGCTGCTACTAGAAGGAATCTGGATTAGGCGTGGGTGTGACCGACAAGGGAGATCTTCACCCAAGCGCTCCCGTTGTAGAAGGCGAGGTCTCCATCAACGTCAATCGCAATCGACTTCTCGTCGTCGCCAGGGGCGACCGTGGCGCCCTCGGCGGTTGCGGCAGTCGGAACCACGAAGGCCTTTGAAGCGTCCTCAAATAGTTCGCCCGCTGCGATAGCCTGCGCAGGATCCGGGCCAGGGCTAAACGTGAGATTCTTGCCATCCTGGATATTGATGGTGCGGGTCCCGTCAGGACTATTTGCAATTTCAAGTCCGCGACGCTTCACCGAGACAACAATGCCGTCACGGTCAGTTCCCGTGTAGTAAGTCTTCGAGGTAGTGATTGTATCGGGAAACGATACATTGCTTCCGGACAGGTCAGCGGCAGCCTTCCAGGTGCCGCCAGTGATGGTAACGGCAAGAGTGTCACCGGCACCATTGGAAACGGTGATAGATCCACCGGGCATAGCATTCTCCTTCTAGTTTGTTTGTTGATTACGTGCCGCGTGAACACCGGCACAAAGGGTGAAAGCCGATAACCCCAGCACACCAGTAAAGGATCTAATCAACCAGTAACTTCTACGTTACGGACAAGTCACTCGATAGGGGTCATGTCGACCCACGAAAGGGTTTCCTCGTCCCACTCCCAAGCCCCTTCGGTTGCCGGCATTGGGGTGGGTGGTTGCCAGTCGTGGTTTGCGTCAAGCGTCCATGATGGAAATGGCTGCGGAGCAATGAACACATCGGCGGTGGCGTCATAGCGCCATCCGATACCTGCATATGCCTTTCTAAAGTTTGCGTTGTAGGAGGTCTGCCGCCACTCACCGGGCAGGCCGAGTACGTTAGCGATGAAGGCCCGACCCAGGGGCTCTGAGTTTTCAGTAGCGGGGTCAGGTGCGTCGTCATTGGACACGGCAATTACCTGGATGACCGTCCCAGTTTCGTCAATCTGTGCAAAATATGCCATTGTGCGTCCCCTTAGATCGCGTACCGGATGATGACGAGGCCACTGCCCCCACTGCCCCCATTGGTATTGGCCTGTCCACCACCACCGCCACCACCGGTATTCACGGTTGCCGAACCACCGTTACCAACACCGCCACCACCGGTAGTGCTCCCGACTGTGGAGTTCTGGCCACTCCCACCGCCTCCACCAGCGAAGCGACCCCCGACGCCTTTACCTGAACCGGTTGCCCAATCAGACAACAACAGCCCTAAGCCACCCACTCCCGCCGTAGTTCCCGAGGCTCCGGTACCAGCACCACCGGCACCACCACCTCCGCCACCCATGAACACGTTACTTGGTGCCCGCAAGCCATTTCCGCCGTAATTGCCGTATCCGGTAGCACCGGTAGGGCTTCCCTGGTTTGGCGCACCCCCAGGAGTCGTATTGCCGGTGTTGGTTCCCATGCCACCACCACCGCCCGAGCCTCCTACTCCACCGCCGAACCCCGTGGTAGCCCAGTAGCCGCCGACTCCACCGCCCTGGGACGTCATTGAATTGAACGAACTATTTGAACCAAGTGATCCGTAGCCCGACGAACCCGAGCGCCCAGCGCCTCCGCCACCTACGGTAACCGTAAAGGTTCCGGTGGAAATCGTAACTCCCGTCGCAAGGATGAGGCCGCCAGCGCCTCCGCCACCAGCGTAATTGCGCCCTCCTCCGGCACCACCGGCAATGATTACATAGTCGATCTCACCGCCAGTTGTGACCACAAAGTTTGATGACGCGGAAAACGTGTGGTACTTGTACCCGTCTCCTGGCGTCGAGGTAGTGCCGCCGGTTGCCGAGACGGGGGGAGGGCCAAACATAAATGGGTTCAATATGAGACTCATGCCCGCGTCCCAATGAAATAAACCTTCGCTCCCTTGGCTCCCGTTCCCGCCGTGTCTATATCAATGGTGATCTCCGCATCATCAGCCAACGCCGAGTCCGTAATCGTGGCAGCCGATGCAGCGGTCGTTGAGGTCTTCTCGTTCGCGTCGATACTCAGTTTTGTCCCCAGGATTGAGGAGCCGCCCTCATTCACATCGAAAGTCGGATTGCCTGAGGTTGACGCAACGCTAAGACTCGCCCTGATCGAAGTGAGAGTCATGGCGAACGGCATACGGAAGGTCACCTTCGCAGTGCCAGTTGTAATCGCCGTAGCCTCGTCGCTAATGGCCACAGCCAGAACAACGGGATCAGACGCCCACTTCAATCCCGTGGTCTCACCGGATGCGGCCTCAAGGCGCTGACCGTTCGTCCCGACCGCAAGTTTGGCTGCGGTGTTGTCAGCACTTGCTGCGATAAGATCGCCCTTGGCGTCGAGAAGAGTTGCAGGAATACCCGACTCAGCCGCCCACTCCAGCCCGGTCGCAGTTGTGGAGTTCGCCTTCAAGACCTGGCCGTTTGTCCCAACCGGGAGTTCATCAACCGTGCCACTCCCGGTTGCGGCAATCAGATCGCCCTTGGCCGTGACGACATCTTTCTTGATGTACTGGGAATGCACATCGGTGGATGTGTCATTGACATGGCTGTTGGCCTCATCAAAATCACGGCCCGAGACACCATGCCGGAACGTCGCACCAGCGGAGTGCTGGACGGCGGAGGTGCCGTCCACCCCCCGGGTGACGGTGAGGGTAGTTCCTGAAACGTTAGTGACCTCGACTACTTCCTCACTGGCCGTGTTCTCATCAATGATGGCAGTCCAGGGAGTCGTATTCGGAAAGCCCGTGAGTGCCGTTACCGTGATGGAGGTATCGGAGTTTGCGGCTAGGGCCGACAGCGTTGTGGCTACGGCCGTCGAACTGAAATATCTACGTGCCATCCTTACCTCTCAAAGTGAACAGCAGTGGGATTCTGGACGCGGAAGCGTGCCTCTTCCTCGGCGAGTCGCGTCTGGAAGAGGGCGTAGAGAGTGCGGGCGACCCCAGATGCCGATCCAGGCTGACGACGCTCATCAAAGAAGCCAGCCTGAACACTGGATGGATCGAGTACGGCAACGTCGATACCGGAAACCAGGCGAGCGGCTGTGCCAAGGACTACGACATCCCGACACGAGGCGGGTAGTCCTGCCGTTGTCTCTAGTGTGTCCGAACCCAGGGTCAGGTCGGAGGGGTCCTTCGTGTACCGGACCTGGACCGTGCGTCCGGGAACAATGGGGTCATACAGATCAATAGAGCGCCCTGAGGGGAACTCTGTCAGATTGGCTGCCTTATCGAATCGGAACTTCCGGACGGGTAGCCAGCGAGCGGCAGCGCCCGGCTCATCCCAGGAGACCTGGAGGATTCCTTCGGTTGCAGCGGGGAGAGAGTAGGCAGCCTTCGCTGCATTGAAGGTAAAGGTCGTAGTGGCCGCTGTGGGCACACGGGCACCGATCTGGCGGATCGTGTCATTGATGGCCCTCTTCACAAAGTGCCGGGGGAAGAGGGGGTTGTAGGTGATCTTGACGTTCGCTGAGTGAGACGCTGCGGTGGAGCCATCCACCCCTCGACCCCAGGGCTGCAAGGTGACAGAGTTGTTGGTCACCGAATCCACGTAGATTATCTCGTCATCAATCTCAGCCCGACCCTGGGCCATCTTTCCACCGTCCCCCACCGTCAGAGAGGTAGCGGTTGAGTTGATTCCCGAAGCAAGGTATGTGACCTGCTCCTGTGATCGGACGTAGCCTCGGAGCATCGACAGAACGTCGTCTGCCAGTTCATCGAATGTTGCCACTAGTACTCCTCCGAGATTGTGTATCCCTCTGAAATCAATTCGGCAGCCAAGGCAGTCGAGACGGCGTGGTCACGGCCGCCACCTAGGTAGATCTCAGCATCAATCGTTTCGTCAATCGTGGGCCAAGGGACCTCTTCCCACGCACCATTGCGTTTGAGAACGCTGATCCCTTCGAAACGCTTGTACCATCCCCAGCCAAGAGTCTGCGTGGGTGGCCTAAAGATGAGACGCTTCGTCCGACCAATGGCATTACCGAAATCGTTCGACGGATCGACGGGTCCGGGAATGATGAACACAGTGGCGATTGTGTCCACGTCTCCGGCTTGGATTGTCGAGGCAATTCCGTCTGGCTCTAGTGACGGTCGCGTCATCGCTGTTCCGGGACCGCCGCCCTGGGCGTCGAATCCATTCGGATTCATCGACGTGAATGACTCTGCGACGCCGAACGCTACGCTGCCCGCCAGGGCAGGCGGCGACATTGTCGCGTCTGCCTGCGGGCTGCCAGTCGAATCACTGGCTGCAATAGCGTCGGGCCCAATAAGGCGAACGAGTGAGACCTGACCGACTCCACCCGTGCCCGTTGTTATCCCCAGTACCTCCACGGAGGCGACAGTTGTCGGGTCTCCGGGAGCAGATGAGGAGGCAATGCCGACGGGACTGAGGGTCGTTGTCGTGAGAGCCGTGCCGAAGGCCTCTGTTGAGGCCAGACCGCCGGGAGTGACTATTCGGTAGAGTGCGGGTCCTAGGGTTAGAGGGATGCCCTCAGTGATGTCCAACTGGACAGTCACGATGCCTCCTAGAGGCTAAAGATCTTGTTAGACCCGGAGTCCCACACGACCGTGATGTCTCCACCGGCAGGCTTGATCGGGATTCCCGTGCCCGTGTCAATCCAGGCGATAACACGCTGGCTAGAGGTCGCAACGTCGGAGCCACCGCCAACAGCCGAGGACTGGAAGAGGAGCAGAGCGTGATCGTTCGTGTCGCTGGAGGGAGTCACGAAGGTGACATCATCGGCATCAAAGACGCCGTTCGTCACATCCTTGCTCGCAAGACCCGAAGAGGTGGCGTGCAACGTGCCGCCCGCTCCGGTAACGTCCGACACGAACTCGTGCGCTGAGTTGTAGGTATATCCCCGAACGAGGGCTACCTTGATGACAGCCGTATCCAGGTCAATGCTCCCGTCGAGAAAGCCTTCCTTGGCCTTCGGGAAAACTGCGTTCGCCACTGTTTCTCCTTATTCGAACTTGACAACCTGCCCCGTCTTGGGGCTGTAGTGGGCACCGTTAGAAAATGTGTTATCCGTGGCGTCAAAGGCAGCCCCGGCTTTCTCGCTCAACTCAAACGCCCGACGAATGTCAGGGGTCTTTGTCGTGGCAGGCTGAATACCAGCCCGCCGTGCCTGCTCGTAAAGATCTAGTTCCTGGTTCTTGCTCTTTTCGCGGGAGCGGTCAATCCCAAGGTGGGACTTCGACCAACCGACCCGGAAAGCCGCGGCCCGAAGGCACTCGCCGTAAGTTGCGTGGTCTTTCGAAAGACATCCGGTCCTGCAAGCCATATGTGTCCCCTTCAATGCCCTGTAGGGGCCACCCCACTATTTGAGTGACCCCTACAGGAACATGATTTATGCGTTGATGCTGGACGCAGACTCGATCCGGTAAAGCGCAGCCTCGCGGTAGCGCTTCCAGCCGAGAACGCCGTACCACCCGAGCGGGCGGTGACGCATCAACTTGTCCGTAACCGGACCAACAACGGTGTGCGGCTCCTCGGCGACGGCCTCAGCGAGAGCCTGCTTACCGACAACAATCGTCCGGTAAACACGGGCCGAGGTGTCACCATCGGTAGCGCTGTACATGCGAGGGGTCTCAATGAAGTAGGCACCCTCAAACGTACCGATGAAGCCGGGCCAGAAGTTCTCCGTAGCGTCGTACTTATGGAGATCCTGGAACCCGCCACCCGTGGCCTCCTTGCGAAGATCGAAGGAAACCTCGGGGTGGATGTAGGCCGCATACAGCGAGCCCTGACGGGGGACCGCCAGGTTCGCACGCAACTTGGCCACGACGAACCGCACATCATCGGCCTTGATGATGTCGGTGATCTCCACCTCAGAGGTCTGAGTCGGAGTGTCGGAGGAATCCCGGGAGAAGCGGACGTTAGAGCCGCCCCGGAGTTCAGTCATCGCCACGGCGTCAAGCGAATCAGCCATGTTGTATGCGATGATGTCAGCCGCAGCCGGATCAACATCCGACAGAGAGAACAGACCCAACTTGCGGGTGAGCAGGGCAGCATTGCCGTACTCGTTCAGGGTCACGGTGACCGTCGAGGTGTTGCTCATCGCAACAGCATCCGGGTCCACGTTCTCCGTCAAGGTCGCCGTTGCCTGAGCAAGATCCTGATAGATCTGGAAAACAACAGACGAACCAGGCATGGCCTGCTGAACGGGCCGCTTATCAGCGATGTCACGGATGAGCGGCTGCGAGCGCAGGGCCATCTCAACATAACGGTCGTACGCGGACTGAACCAGATTCGTCATACCGGTCTGGTTCGAAATCGTTGCCGTACCAGTGTAGGTGTTAGCCACTGTTGAGATTCACCACCTTTCGCATGTATAAGTTACGATCCTCGGTTAGTACACCGCTGGACCAGAGTTGTTGCCGAACAGGATCTTGTTCAACTCCTCTGGATTCTTCGCTGCCTGGATCATTGCCAAGATTTGCGATTCATCACCAGACGGTGCCTGTCCCGCGTTCACCGTTTCGCTGAACTGCCTAGCCCACGGTGGGGTCTCAACTACGGACTGCTCTTCCGATTGCTCATCGACCGCTGCCTCGCTACTAGCCGGGTTTACCGGCTGAAAAAGGTCACTGCGCTCATCAAGCCAGGAAGTAACTTCGTCCTCCGTTGCGACATTTTCCGGGATTAGGTCAGCCAACTTGGGGCTGTATCCACGGGACGAGAGAACGTCCTGAACGCTACGCTTTCTCGATTCCGTGCGGAACGTCGTCAACTCGCTTTCGAGTTCCTTGATCCGCTTCTGTGCCGCACGATGCGCCTTTCGAACTTGCGCCATCGCATTGTCATCGAAATCATCGAAATCGTCCGGCAGGTCGTACTCCAATTGCGCCATTGCGCTCACCCTTCACTCATCCATTGTGTACGCCACCCTCATGCCAGACAGGGGGAGTCGGGCATGGCTGTGACTACCGGTCTTGTACTCCGCCTGGGGCCGGTAGGTCCAGGTCGGGAACCTAATTAGAAGTTGCGAGACTGCGAGAGTGCCGTCCTACCTGCTCCACCTGAGCCGGAGAATCGTGCCGCTTCTCGCCTTGCTCGCCGCTGAGATTGCAGACGCTTTGTCCCATCACCAAATGCAGCATCGAGCGTGTCCATATCGGACCACGTTTCGTTATCAATGCCTGAGAGTGTCCGTTCGCGGTCAGCCATAACCCGCGCATTTGCGAAGGTAGACTCCAGTTGACCCCTCGTATTGGGGTTGAACGGGTCAGCGCCCAAGCCTACGGTTGACGAAGCCAGACGCTCAGACTGAGTTCTGTCCATGGTGAAGCCGTAACGCTCCGCCGAGCCACCAATCTGTGCTGCTCGCACCTGTTGACGAATTGTCTCCTGAGCCTTATCGGCATCGAGAAGGTACGCCAACGCCCCACCCTGCGTCACGCCATAGTAGTCCTGCAACTCGGCCAGAACGCTGGGATCGGCATTGTTGAGCATTTCATTGGCGGCAAACACCCGCTCTTCGACTTCCTGGATGCTCACATCATTGGCAATGAACTTGGCGTAGTCGTCGTAGTTGTCGTAGAACTCAGGAGGAAGCCCGTACGAGGAAAGGACGCGACGGTAGCCGCGCTCCAGTTCAATGTACTCGGCCTCACTGATGGCCTGCCCACGCTCAATAAGCGCCTGCATTCCCGAGAAGCGACGCTTATAGACATCGGTGCCGCGGAACTTCATCAGGATCGCGTCCGTGCCGACATCGGCTAGACCCTCGCCGATCCAGCCATCCACTAGAGTCATGAGGGTTTCAATGTCGGCAGAGTCGAAGCCGAACTGTTGGAAAAGCCCCTGCAAGTATGTGCGTGCTGATCCCCGTGCTGCCTCCTGACCGGGGTTCTCCGCTGGGTTCTCCTCCGCTGGGGTCTCCTCCGGTGGCGGGGGTTCATCTGGTGCCGCCGGATCATCCGGAGCATTCCGGTTCAAGGCCTGCTGTAAGGCACCTTCTAACTCCTCGGCTACCGACGGAAAGCGGAGTCCTGCCTGCGTCGCGCGGCGTATCAGATTATTGGCCTGCTGTTGAGTAATCTGACCGTCGGCAAGGGCTTGTCGCACGCGCCGAGTAAACGCGAAAACCCCAGGGAGACCCGTCGGAGGGTCTAATGGTCGTGGTTCGCCTTCGGCGGGCGGCCTAGGAAAGTTTGGGGGATTCTCTACCGGAATGCCCGTGAGGGAGCCGTCGCCAACCTCGTAGGTGGGCTGCATCATCGACATAATTACCTCGCAAAGCCCATGGCGCGAGTCAATTCAGACCCGATACGTGAGTAGGTATCCAAAGCATTTCCGGTTTCCTGCCACCTGTCGTCTTTGCGAATCTCCTTTTGGAAGTCCCACAGACTCATGAGTTTTGGCTGGTTCGATTCGTCCATCTGAGAGTTGAATGCCTTGACGAGAAGATTGTCTCGGAGGTCGATCTTCTCGGGCTCGATCTCTAGTAGACGTGCCATTTGCCCGATGTAGGACCCGGCCAGATCACGCAGTGTCGTGATTTGGCCATCTGCTCCAACTCCGAGTCGGTCAGAGAAGACGGGGTATAGTTCGGCTGCGGCCTGTGCCATCTCCGCTGCTACGTCCTCCACGGACCGCCGAGCATCCGGGTCATTTACCTGACGTGCCTGGCGAGTGAACCAGTCAGCCTCGTACTGCAACCCAAATTGACGGGCGAGTTCCTGTAACGAGTTCTCCGTCGTTTCTAGGCTGCCGCCTGCGCCTCGGGGGCCGGATGCGACTGCCTGGGCCGACTCCACCGCTGAGCGTGCGTCACGGACCTCCTCACGTAGCCGCTGAATAACGTCCTTACGCGCACCGCGATCCTTCGCCGACTGTAACTTTTCCTCGGCAGACTGCAGCCGTTGCTGGGCATTGCCAAGGGCTTTGTCGCTGCGCTGGTCTGTACGAACAAGCCACGTGCGAAGTTCACGGTAATTGTCCTGGTCCCAGCCCTGGTAGATCGAACGGCGGGTGATCTGCTCCAACTCGTATTCAGTGAGTTGACGACCTAGAACCTCGTCCGCAATGTCCTGAATGTCTCTCTGAGCCTCGTTGACACGAGTGGCCCAGTCCCCATCGGAGAGCCCGTACTCCAGCATGAATGCGTCACGCCAGGTGCGGTCCTTGCGTTCGTCTCTCCACCAGTCCGTCTGCATGAGGTCTTTGACGAACTCTTCGGCAGAAAGACCCTGACGAATGGCCCGCTGGAAAACTCTGCGCAGAGCCGGGTCAGACTGGACTAACTCCTTTACCCACCAGCCGTAGTTGGCATAGTAGTCGTCCAGGTACTTCTCAACACGACGCTCCTGTTGCTTTCCCTGGGCATTGTTCAGGCGGTCGAAGGCCCTCTGTGCTTCCTTGACTGCTTCCCGGTAAGGCCGCAGACCCGTTGGCCCGAGTCCTTCCTCTTCGCGGTCGGCAAGATCCTGCTTCGCCTTATTCAGATCACGCCGTGCATTGTCGAGTGCAAACTTGCGGTCAGCGGCACGGTTGCGTGATGCACGCGAGCGACGCGGACGATCTGGGCGGGACTCGTCAGATTCACTTGGCTCCGGAGCCCGCTCATTCGGGGGAGGCGACTGATCCGACACTAGAACCCACCTCCTACCATTGCCTGCATGAACGCCTTGTAATACTGCGACGCCTGTCGGTCCTCAAAGTCGGGTAACGATTCGGCGTAATCGACCGCCAGGACCCCAGGATCGGTGCCTCCACTGACGGTTACGCCCGATCCCGACCCCGTCACCGTTCGCGGGTTATTGGATTCAGCCTCATTCAGGATCTTGATGAAGTCCGAGATCTCGGTATTGGTTGCGTTACGACCAAGGACCTGTTGGATAGTTTGCTGAATCAATCCGCGGGCAGTCGTGGGGTTGGTGAGGTCAACCTGGGATGACCCACCACCACCTCCGCCACCGTAGCCACCTCCGCCACCGTAGCCGCCACCACCTCCGTAGTACCCGCCACCGCTCGATTCGCCGCTCTCGATTTGCAGAACGCGCTCGTATGCCGCCTGGCCACGGGAAGTGAACTCGTAATTCTCATCGAGAAGCCCGCGTCGCTGTGCGTATGCAAAGGCGGCCTCAATGACGTTCGTATATTCACCGGTTCGGTAAAAGTCTTTGAGGGCCTGCTGCACAAATCCGTCGTTTTGCGTTGGGTCAGAGTAGGTTGTCTTACCCTCAGCGTTCCGGTTGTAGTCCTGGGCAATAACTTCAAAGAGCCACTGGTAGTCGGCAAGCGCCTCTGACTCCCAGTTAGGAATGGTGTTTTGATAGTTCGGGCCGTCGCCCTCATTACTGAAAGCCGTGTAGAAGCCTGACCACATTGTCTTCTGTGGGTCAAAGGACGGGTCAAAAACCCCCACGGTGCTGTCGTAGATGCGTTGCCGCTCGGCGGCAGTCAGCGGGATATAGAGCCCGGGCGGCCTCACGTAGGAAGACCCTGACGCCGACGTGGGCGACGGGTTCGTGGCATCGAAGTAAGAGCCGGTTCTGCCCGTAGAACGTGAGGGAACGGGCGGGCGAGTAGTCGGTGGCGTGTAGGTTCCCGTGCCGGGGACGGACGACGAGGGAGGTCGCCATCCCCGAGACGGGTCTCTGTTTTCCAGGCCTCTATCAGACATGCGCCAGGACACCCCTCACTATTTCGTCATGACCACTACTGTGAGGCATTTTCAGTTCTCAGTAGGTTGGTAGGATCGTCAATCATCGGAATCAAGATTCGATCCACAAAGAATTGAGTATTCGGGTCGAGAGTGCCGATGTCTCGCAGGAGACTCGTCAACTCGATTTTGAGCATCCGCTTCGCCTCGTCCTCCGCATCGGTCGTTCCCTCGATCTGGCTCAGACGAGAGCGGTAAAGATCAAACGTCGCCAGGGCCTCATCAATGTTCTTGGCCTCTTGCGGGACATCATCCCCGCGGGTCTCAAAGAGGTAGGCGAGCATTGGCCGGATTTCGACATCGACCAGTTGTTGCCTCTCGCCAACATTGATCTCAAAATCCCGTAGGTTGAGTTCGGGGAAGTCGGCCCGGATGAGACTTGCAGTTGCCGTTTTTCGCTCGCGCAATGCGGACAGATTCTCCCAAGCCCTGCTCGTGGCGTTCTGGTCTCCAGTTAGCCGTGCATCAAGATAGGCCTTTTCCGCCTCAGCGATGTACTGGTCCGCGTATTCCAACTCGGAGTAGTACGTCCACTTCCCGACCACGAACTGCGCCTCATTCATCATATCCACGTATGACTTGGGCATACGAAGACCAGCGCCCTGCAGCCAGGCCAGCATGTCAAAGGAGAACTCGCCCTCGCGTGGAATCAGGAAGGCTGCGCCAGTCTTGAAACGTCCGTCCTCGGCAGTGAGCAGGTCGCCGTTCTCCTTGACCCACTTCTCGCCTTCCTTCGTCGCCTGAACCGACGACAGTCCACTCAGCCCCCCGAACTCATCGCCAGACTCATAGGTAGACATCGTGTATGGAAGTTTGCTCGTTCCGAACGTCTCCACCCACTTGACCATGGCGTCCGCGAATGGGTTGAGAGACCCCTTTTCTGCTTCTACCTGGATCATCTGTCGCCACAGCGAGTCCATGTTTATGGCTCCGCCCTCGCGTGCGAAATCACTTACGTCGTTGGCTGTGATGCGCGGGGCGGTAAAGAGGGTAAAGCCACCGATGAATCGCATGACCAACATAGTTCGCACGAGACTGTCGAGGCTGTTGCGGTAAGCATTCTTCTCTGAGAGGGGAGCGTCCGCAGCGGGCATTAGGCCCGCAGCGGCCGAGACCTGGATCGCGTCCTTCATGGCCGACGCATACATTGAATGACGCTCATCTGTGTCGTACAGACCCAGAAGCCGAACAACGTGAGAGGGTAGAAGGCTATTCCAGATGGACTGCCCCTCGGCGTACTCTCCCAGCACTGCCTGCTCAAACGAGCGCAATGCTGGGAACATTTCAAAGAGGCTCTTTAGGGGGAAGGCGGACAGAGGGCTTGACAGAGTTGGGAGCCACTGTTGAGGATCCGTCGAGGGAGCCACCATCCGGACGTACCCGCGCATTTCGTAGGAGCCCGGGTCGAGTTGCAGGGTCGAGACCCCAAGCCACGAGGAAGCCGTTTGCACGGCTTCGATAACCTGCGCTGATCCGGGAAAGACGAAGTACTTTTCCTCATTCTCGTCCGTGTAGACGAAGCCAGTGTCATCAAGAACGTCGTAGGTAAGGGCAATCTTCCAGAATCCCTCTGGATAGTTCTTAGAGACGCGCAGGAATCTACGAGCGAAGTCTTCCGTCGCGCGGTAGAAGCGGGCCACGTTGCGCACATTCCAGGCAAGCAGCGTTCTGTTTGCCGGGTTGTCCGTGTAGGACAGGGTGAGTTCGTAGGCTCGATCCGTAGCAACCTTCGATGCCCGAATGCGGGCCGCCTTTTCACCCACCTGCTCAGCCAACTTCTTTTCCATTGGGTCGAGCAATCGCCTGCTGGTGAGGTAGTTCGCAAAGAAGATCGGCTCACGGGCGACGCGGGTGTACTGATCGCCCATCCAGGCCCACAACTTGTCGAAGGACTTGATCGAAGTTGCCATGGGGATAGTCGAGCGCTGGCGACCCAGCACATTGAGCGGGGCCTCACCGTTCTTTGCAATCTGCATGAGTTCATCTACGGATAGAACAGACTCACCCTCGATGTACCCACGAACAACCCGATTGCCGTTGCCGTCCGGGACTGCAATCTTGTCCCACAGTTCTCGATTGAGCGTTCCGTCGGGACGGCTAAAGAGATTGCGCACATCCTGGACGTAGCGTCGAGCAAACTCCTCGGACGTTACTCCGTCTTCGGCCATGGCGGCCATTCGCTCCTTGTAGCGGAAGACGGTGTCCTCGTCTATCGCTCGCGCCAGAACGGGGATGATGTCAGAGTCGGGTCGGTCCAACATGCCGATAGCCAATTTGCCGATGACGCCATCTCTGTCGGCGGCACCTTCAATGGCACTTTGCCAATACGTGTAGCGGAATGGGTTATCCCCTTGAAGGCTGATATCGCCCCACTCGCCAGGGTACGACACCCGGGCATTGAAGACGCCGTCATCACCGGTAAGTCCCAGATTAGCCGGATTAGCGACGGCATCGTCGCTCAGACTGGCTCCGCGGCCGATATCCGGCATGGAGCCACTGACGCCGAATCTGCTGGCTTCGGTTACCTCGGCCAGCATCCTTTCGCCATGTTCCGTGATGAAGTCAATGAGGTACTGCTCCTCAATCGGGGTGTACCTGGCAAGTTTTTGCCGAGCAACTGCGCGAGCCACGAGCGAACGCATTTCATAAACGTCGCCCTTCTTCATCGCATTGATTGCCGAGATCTTCTCGGCGTCGGTCAACTCGTCATTGATGATCTTGAAAGTCGCTTTGAGGACCGGGCTATCGCCCTCGATCTCAACCTTGTTGGTTCCGTACACGACCTTGTTGACAATGCCAAGTTGCTTTTGCGGGTACGGCATACCCTTGAAGACGTTTGTATTACCGACTGCTTTCCCGCGAATGGGAGGTAGAATGCCGCGGCCAATCTGAACTCCGCTTGCCCTCCGCTGTGCGGTCGAGAATCGTCGTCCCTTCCAGAGAGCCCCAAAACTGCCCGCCGTCATGGCATAGAAGAGAAAGTCTTCAATCGCATTGCGCATGTAGTACCGCGGACCAGCCAGGGTTCCGAGTGACCAGGAGTCCACAATAGTTTGCGCAATATGATGATGTGTGAGACCGAAGGCCGCTCCAAAGAGGGATGATCGGACCCCAGCATTTTCCAGGACGGCAAAGTCGGGCAGGGCCGCATAGTCAGTGGTCTGCCACAGGTGTAGGGCGTGCTCCCGGCCATTGAAGTTGCTTGGTCGCTGTTGGATCTGTCGCGTTACATTGGCGATAGCGGACGAGTTTGCCGTGCCAGCAGCCGCGTCGCCGATCTGGATAAGCGCAACATTCTCGTCTGCCTGTAGTCGATTCAGAGATTCAATGAGTTTCTGCTTGCGCCGTAGTTCCTGCGGTGAGGCTACAAGTGGGTCACCAGTAATCAGGATGGGGTTGAGGCGTCGGGTGCCATCCGGGTTTCTGGGTAGCAGGAAGTCGGCGTTTTCCTTAGTTGGTCCCTCGACATACTTGGGGAGTGCCTGGCCGGTAATCCCGTACTTTCTGAACGTGTCCATTGACACAGCGGTCTCGGTGGCGCGGATATCCATGGCGTCGTCTAGG